TTTATATATATACACATTATTTTTTCATCATTGAATAGAGCAATATGATAAAGATTAGTTCAATCATCTATATCATATGTAGAGAAAACTTTATATCACTTTACAAGGGAACATCTTCCAAATCAATAAGCAATTCAACAGGGATTTCATATTGGAGTTGGGGAGGGTCATATTTACCATCTCTGAATGTCTGTCCCATCCTCTGCGGAAACTTGCTAAATAGATACGGTTCATATTGGATATAACAAGTCTTGTCGCTAAAATGGAAAATGAATACTTGCGGTTTGTCCGTCTCCACCACTTTATGAACGGGAAGGAGGGTGGTCGGATAATACTTCTTCGTATTACGCCGAGATTTCATTTCAAAATGAGTTCCGTTAGTCGTCCCCTCCCAATCCCATTTCGCATACTTGTCCTCTGTCTTCTTCAAATCCTCCTCCCCATATTTAGGGCAGAAATTATGCTTCAACTTCATAATCAGTCTTGCTTCGTTCGTCAGTCCCATAGCGATATCTCTTGTCTTGCTTAACATTCGTTTTATATATATGACGGAGAAAATAATCTGAACCAAACGCATTTAGATAATTAATTGCTAAATTAATTTCTTCTGATATTTTATAATGGATAAGATTAAAGATTACATTGCGAAGAAGCGTCCCACTTTATCCAAGTCCTCTATTACCACCTACTCGTCCATCCTCAAAAATCTCTACAAGAAAGTCTTTGGAGAGGGCGATGTGGATTTTGATAAATTTGATGATACCGAGAAAGTCCTTGCCTTTCTAAACGATATTCCGCCCAATCGCCGAAAGACCATTTTGAGTAGTTTAGTCATAATTACGGACAAGAAGCAATACAGGGATTTGATGGCGGAAGATGTCCGAGATTACAATAAGGAAATTTCCAAGCAGGAGAAGACGCCCGAGCAGGAGGCGAGTTGGGTGGAAGCAAATGAGGTTAAGCAGAAGTGCGAGGAATTGCGAAAGAATGCCGACCTGATTTACAAGAAGAAGCAATTGACCCCGAGCGACCTCCAACAAATTCAGAACTATATCATTCTATCTCTATTGGGTGGATGTTTCATCTCGCCCCGCCGAAGCAAGGATTATTGCGATTTCAAAATCCGAGGAATAGATAAGGAAAAGGATAATTATTTAGAGAAAGGCAAATTCATATTTAATTCTTACAAGACCGCCAAGACATATGGAAAGCAGGAAGTCCCTATTCCCGTCCAGTTGAAGAATATCATTGCGAAATGGGTCAAAGTCAATCCGACTGAATACTTGCTCTTTGATGCCAATTTGGGGAAACTGTCTGCCGTCAAATTGAACCAGCGTCTGAATAAGATTTTCGGAGAGAAGAAGGTCGGCGTAAATCAGTTGAGGCATACCTATTTGACTGACAAGTTCGGCGATACGATTGCGAAGAAGCAGGCAATTTCCGATACGATGGAAGATATGGGGTCGTCCGCTGGGATGTTGGATACATATGTTAAGAAGGATTAGGTGGTTTGCGGGGTCTTGCGGAGAAAGCGGAGGGTTTCCAGATTATTTCCCGTATGAGGTTCTCCCTTCTACCATCTGACGGCACTTGGTAGTTGGAACTTTGACCCCCCCTGACGCTTGTTGAACTGACCCCGTTTTTTCCGCAAGACACCGCTCGCTATTATATGTATCTATTATATATGCCAGAAGTTGAAGACCCCGCCCTCTATGAGGAGGTGAAGGAACGAGCATCCAAGATATACGGAAAACCGAGTGCCTATAAATCGGGATGGATTGTCAAGACATACAAACAAATGGGCGGAACATATAAAGACGATGATAAACCGAAGAACTTGAAACGGTGGTTTAGAGAAGAATGGGGCGATATCGGAGGGAAGGACTATCCAGTCTATCGTCCTTTTAAACGGATTAGCAAGAAAACCCCGCTGACTGCCTTTGAAATTGACCCGAAGCGAGCAGTCCAGCAAATTGCCTTGAAACAGCAAATAAAGGGCGACTTTAATCTTCCACCCTTTATTTAGCGATTGATTGATTTATTGATTTTTTTTATCTATCTTAACTATATATGCCTAATAAGTGGGTTGAGTTCGTAAAGAAATGGTCTGCCGAGAACAATATGAATTATATGTGTGCTATGACGACCAAGGAGTGTAAAGAGGCGTATTTGAAGGAGCATCCGAAACCCGAGAAGAAGGTGAGAGCGAAGAAGGCAAAGGCGGAGGTTGCTCCTCCCGCTCCTCCCGCTCCTGACCGCTCCAAAGTCCAGATGGAACTGGTGGAGATGGGTCAGAAGGCAAAGGATGTTGCTGAAAAAAGGGCGAATATTCAGATGGAGTTGAGTGAGATTGGAAAGAAGGCGAAATTGAAGGAGGCACAGAAGGAAGCACAGAAGTTTCTTGCTACCAAAGGGATGGCGAATAAGGCGAAACAGATGGCAGTTGAGAAGGAACAGATGGCAGTGGAGAAGGAACAGATGAAGGCAGTCCCTGCTCCTGCGAATGGGGCAGAGAAGTCAAAAAGTGAATTGATTGCGGAACTACGAGGAATATTATCAAATAGGGAATTAGAAAAACCAATAGATGAAATCGGTAAAGCAAAAATGAAAAACACTATTACATCATTAGCAGAAAAACAGGGATTTAGATTTTCGGGTGGGGTATTTAAAGATGCTGGGATGTGGGGGCAGAATGACCCTCCCGAAATGATTGAAAATGCTCTTACTGTATTGGAAAAAGGAAAGAATGAACCAAGACACTCTGTTTTTTTAACTGGATTGTTAGACTATGTGAAAAGAAAAATTGATAAATGGAAGGAAAATGAAATGGCAAATGCGGAAAAGGAGACGGCAAAAGAAATGGCAAAAGCAGAAAGGGATAAAGCAAAAGCAGAAAGGGATAAAGCAAAGGCAGAAAAATATAAAGCGAATGAAAAGTCTGATGTTGCCCGTTTCCAAGAAGCGGAAGCAAACCCCGCTCTGAAAGTCCTAACAAATACGGATTTATTGAAGATGATTGGGTCATTTACGAAGGGGATGAAGAAACCATATACTGCTGTAAAGGGCATTAGAGGGAAATTGAGGGACGATTTGCTGGATTTTTTTAGACCTATATTTCAGACCCCTGAATACAAAATTCGGTATAAAGGAGACCCCCCCCCTACTGATGATGTGAATGATGGAGAGATTGATTTTTTAAATGCTGGGGGGAAGTTTAAATGGAAAGATATTTTGAATATGGTGAAGTTAATAACATTACAAACTAACAAATATACTCAGAAAGATTTTGGTTATGAAAATAGATACACTATTGGTAATATGATGATTATGTTGTTTCATAATAAAGGTGTAGGTGATGTTCTGAAAGTAGATAAAAGAAGTCCAACTGGATTATGGAAAGATACGGAAAGAGTAGAAATACCAATTCCAATGAAGATAAAGGACAGCAAGTTCCGATATGATAGTTTTGTGTTAGACCCGAATGCGTAAGACAAAAATCCGACACATTTACAAAATCCTAACACAAAAACAGAAAAAATTGATTTCAAAATCCATCTTTTTCAGATAGGCACTAAACAAGCAAAAACAAGCAATAAAATGACGACCATCAGTGCGATTAACAAGCGTATCCCGTTCCTTCTTACGGACTGCGACAGGAGGATTGGAGATAACACCAAATTAATTCAGGATGCGAAAGAGAGCGAGGATTTCTTGAAGCGTCTTTCGGGCATTATTGGTAAGGGGACGGCGGTGGGGTTGGCAAGTGCGAGGGTCAAGCATTTGGAAAGGGGGAATGAACTCGTCAAGTTGGAGAAGTTGATGTATCAGGCAATTCAGAAGGGGAACTTTGCCCTCCTACCCATCCTCAAAAACAAGTATATGGATGAGATGACTACTGCTCTGGATAGCAGTGGTAATCTGGTTGAACTCGGAGTAATGAAGGAGGGAGAGCATTTGTTCTTTGCGGATGGGGCGAAGAGGCAGGCGGAGTATATGACCGTCATTTGCGACCCGAGTGTATATGGAAATTGATATAAAGAATGGAGCATATAGGTAAGTAGTATGATGGAAGATATAATTGAGAGGCGACACTTTGCGGTGGCGGTGATTGTGCTGGAAGGGTATTTTGATTTAAAAAAGGATATTGTTTGGATGATGAATGAGGCGGGGATTGAACCGCATTTTCAAAAACGGGTGCTGGTGTTGCTCTCGCTTTTGGGGCAACCACAAAGGGCGAAATGGGACTTTGATGCCTTTTTTCCCGAGTTGAGTAATCTGACTTGCTACCTCCTCCATAAACTGGTTATCCACAAGGACAAATATACCGAGTGTTGCTTGGAATTAGAAAAACGGATGAAAGAGGAATGGAAGACGGGGATTATGCCAAAATCCCAATTTTTTTATTTGAGGCGGTGCTATTTTGAATTGAAGCGGATTGTGGATAGATTGGATGAGAAGGAGTATTACAACATCACATACAATAACGAGAACCATATGAAAATTATTTATCAGCACATCCTATGAAGGATGATAGATTTAGAATTGATTTTGTTGCTCTTATTTTGGATGTCTTTACTTTTGGGATATATTCAGGGTATCATAATATACAGAGGATAGAGCGGGGTCGGGTCTGCGGTGATTGCGGAAAAAGCGGAGGGTTTTGAGATTTATTCCCGTATGAGGTTTCCCTTCCTACCATCTGACGGTAGTTGGTAGTTGGCATTTGGATACCACCTGACCTTTGCGGACTTGACCCAGTTTTTTCCGCAAGTCCCGCTATGGGGTGTCATCGCTGGATGTATCTACAAATAATTCGGTGGAGTTGGTTTCTGGGAGGGTGGGAGGGGTGGGGGGGATGGGAATGGTCGGGTCAATTTCCATTAGTTTGTCTTCTACTCGCTTCTTCAAGGTGATGCTGGTTTCTATTAATTTGATGTATCTGGTATAACTCTCATTCAGGAACTCCCTCGGGGAACTGATGCGATTACCTTCTGCTAAACTCAACCACTTGTAAATGTCGCAAGACAAGATATAAAATTCCTTTGACCCAATCAACTCCACTTCCATCTGCTTGGTTATCTGATAAAACATTTCTATTGAACCGATGACGCCGACAATCAGCGAGAGGAACATATTGATTAGACTGATGTAGGTCTGACCTAAAAATCCTTGGAGTGAAACTGCCGACACCGAGTTTAGCGAAGAAATTACTATGATTGGAATACGGTAGAACTTCAAAGTTGATTTCAACAAGAGGTATCGTTTTCGGTGGTAGTTTGCTAAAAGGTTGCTATTTTGTCTTATCCTATCCAAGACCCCCTCTATATCATTAGAAATATTTGGTCGCATATATTATATATAGATTTTAAAGAATGCTTTCCAATTTGGATTTGACTACACCAACAATGTAGTTGTCGTCCGCACCCCAAGCAAGATATTCCTCACCATCAACCACCACCTCCCTGTATTCGGGGAATACCCTGTCCCCAGTCGCACACTCTAATTGAACTCCGAACCTAACTGACTGACCTAAATCCATCTGTAAAACTCGCAGGCGGAAGGAGAGGATACTCATTGACCTGACAATCGGTTCGCCTAAAACAATCAATTCGCTCATATAATTAAGATGGAGATTTTAATTTACGGGGTTTGCTGTCCGTAAAAACAAATAAAAAAGTTTCTATTCAGAGCAGTCAAAGTTGTATAATCAAGTGTTAGTCCAATATATATAGCATCATTATTACCATCAGTTGAAGCGACACTCGTAAATTCCCCACTTAATATATCACTGGTGTTTGTGATTGTTATTGCTCCACTATCTCCAAGAATACTTGCTGGTATAGCATTTTTATAAACTGTAAATTTTACACTAACACCTGTTCCAGTAAATGCCCCTATATCCTCCATTCTTACTGTAAAAAATCTCGGTATGAAATTTATAGGAGACCTATAATAGGTTTTTGTCAAACCAGCACCAGCAGAATAAAATTCTGTGATAAGCATATTTTGTAGAGTTTTATTTATTGCCGGACCGAGAAAATACCAAGATGACTGGAAATTAACCATAGCGGTTGATGTTCCAATTCGCAAAGGATTTGTTTCACTGATATTGAAAGTGATATTGCCAGTGCTTCCTGACCCAATAGTCAAATCGCTCGTATCTGTTAGTGGTTTGAGGGTGTTGAAGCGAACCGTTTCAGATGACCTTCCAAGAACAATGGTGTTGCTCGTATTAACCTGTGCGTCAGAACCAATAGCACTGGCATATGATAAACCATCAAATCCTGATACAGCACCTTCGCCAATCAAAGTAATATTACTACCAGTTGTTAATGCTATTGCTGACCCTGCTCCCCTTCCAATAAAAGTATTATCAGAACCAGATGTCATAAACTCTCCTGCTGCCCGTCCAATAAAAGTATTACTACCACTTGTTGTTAATAACTTACCTGCCCTATACCCAAATGCTGTATTAGAAACACCAGTAGTCAATGCGTTTAATGCCTCATATCCAAGTGCCAAACTTGTCGCTGTATTTGTAATATTAATTTCACCACCTACATTTATATCCGCAAAGTTCTCTGTCCCCTGTGCGGTAGGAAAACGGAGGAACCGAGAGTTTGCTTCTGCTATGGTAAGACCACCCGCTGGGTCTTCATAACCTGCTGGATTAAACTTATCTTGTTTAAGTGGAACTGGGGGTTGGTAGTATGCCATTATAATATAAACAGATATTTTTTTCTGTCTTAATTATGTATTATGCCTCGCAAACCCTGTCCCCACTCGCACACTCTAATTGAACTCCGAACCTAACTGACTGACCTAAATCCATCTGTATAACCCGCAGGCGGAAGGAGATGATACTCATTGTCCTGACAATCGGTTCGCCTAAAACAATCAATTCGCTCATATAATTAAGATGGAAATTTTAATTTAAGCAATTCTCAATAATGATGCTCTCATCTCTGTCCCACCTGCTTTTGTATAATTATGACTGATATTGTTTATTCTCCAAGTGAATGAAGCACCTGTGGAAGTATTAACCCATACTCCATTATTATTAGATACATTGAGTAGGGTAGCACCAGTAGTAGTCGCTATTATAGGACTTCTTGTCCCTTCTATCGCTTCAACATATCCACCGAAAGCGGGAGATGTATATGGGGCAAAATCAGCATATAATGAAAATACATACACACCCTGTGGAATAGTTGAAAATGTGATAAAAGCAGATGTTTGCCCTGCCACAAGAGCAAAACCAGCGTTCGCTTGTGTCGCAAAACATCTGCTTCCAACTTGTGCCCCAGTAGGAAACGATAATCTTTCACTGGCATTCAAGTTGGTAGGTATGGTGGAATATAAAGGGGTGATTGTATTGAGAGCAACAGTTTCCGAGGTAGTTCCGAGAGTTATAGTATTTGATGCTGATGTTGCTACTCCATTTCCAATAGAAACTGATGACCCACCAGCACAAGTTGCTCCATTTCCAATACTGACCGAATTAGCACCAAGGGCACTTGAATTGCGTCCTATCGTTATAGATTGACTTCCAGTGCTCCCAGTAGAAGCACCATTTCCAATCACAACAGAATTAGATGTCGCCAAACAATCAGCACCAATCCCAACAGCATTGCCAGTGCCAGCACCTCCTACTCTTGCGTTATATCCAACAAAAACATTAGAACTCGTAGTGTTTAATGATGCCCCTCCTGCTCCTGACCCAATCGTAGTATTGTTAATTCCTGTTGAAATTGAAGAACCAGCATTATGACCGACAGCGACATTATCATCTCCGCCAGTAGTATTTAATAATGACTGATATCCAACAGCAGTATTTCTGGTAGCACCAGATGCTATGCTTTTTAACGAATATGAACCAATTCCAGTATTATAACTATTACTCCAAGGACTTATATCAACTCCCGCACCAGCATCAAATCCAACAAATGTATTATCTAACCCAGATGTCATATATATTCCTGCCTCGTGTCCTATACAAGTATTCCTTCTACAAGTAGCAGCACTACCTGTAAAGTTCAACATCGCCAAACTTCCAACAGCAGTATTACTTGTTCCATCTGTTAATATACTCAATGCCTGATATCCAAAAGCAGTATTATCAACCGCTGAACCAGTAAAAGTATCCAATGCTTGATACCCAAGTCCAAAATTAGTTTCATTGTTTGTAATCGTCAGAGTTCCAGACACATTCACATCCGAAAGGTTCTCTGTCCCCTGTGCGGTAGGAAAACGGAGGAACCGAGCGTCTGCTTCTGCTATGGTAAGACCACTCGCTGGGTCTTCATAACCTGCTGGATTAAACTTATCTTGGTTCAGCGGAGTTGGAGGTTGGTAGTATGCCATTATAATATAAACAGATATTTTTTTTCTGTCTTAATTATATATTATGCCTCGCAAACCTAAACAAGAAGAACCAACAGGTCGGATAGAGAACCTTTATGAAAAGATACCAAAGGAATTGCTGGATGAAGCGGAGAACCCGAACTTTCACCTACATCACCTAAAAATCCCTTTTCGTATGTGTATAGTCGCCCCCTCTGGTTCAGGCAAGACCAACTTCCTTTGTAATTTAATTGGATTATTTAGCAGAGGCAAAGGCACATTTCAGACCATTACCATCATAACCCGCAACAAAGACGAACCGCTCTACAAGTGGATTACCTCCAAGAGCGACCAGATAGTCATCAAGGAAGGACTGACTAACACACCCCCTCTGGATAAATACGACAAAGATGTCAATCACCTTCTCGTATGGGACGACCTCGTCCTTTCCAAGGATTTGAGTATGGTGGAAAACTACTACATCCGAGCGAGGAAGTTCAATGTGTCCTGTATCTTCATCAGTCAGTCCTATTTCAAAATACCGAAAATCATTCGCAACAATTGCTCGTATATGGTTTTGCTGAAACTGTCGGGTCAGCGGGAAGTGAATGTGATTTTGAGTGAATTCGGACTGGGTGTATCCAAAGACCAATTGGTGGAAATTTACAAATACGCCACCAATGAGAAGTTCTCCCCCCTTCTGATAGATATGGAAGCGGACAGCGGACAGCGATTTCGCAGAGGATTATTGGAGGTGATTGATACAAGTCGCTACAATATGATTTAGGAGTTGAGAAGAAAACCCATATAAAGATTTCTCTCTATATAGTATAAATGGAGCAAATGAGCGAGGAAGACCAGAAGGATGTCCGAGAATGGATGGCAAGCGAGGAGCAAAAGCAGGCGAGGCGATTATATATGAGGGAATATAAGAGGAAGCAATATGCCGAGAACGCTGACAAGATTTTGGCGAAGAATAGGGCGTATTACTGTAAAAGGACGAAAGATATCCCCGATGACGAAGCAAAGCGGATGGGGGCGATGTTGCCTGTGGTTCAGAAAGTCCGAGAAGGATTGGAGCAGTTGCGACTGACAAGTCCCGATTTATTTCAGGAAGTTTTAGGCAGTTTTCAGGGGACTGTGGAAAATCCTTAATTTTTGTGTCAGAAACTAATAAAATTGAAATGAAAATTGATGGGAACTTTATACCAACAATCCGACACAAACTCTCAAAAAATTGATTTCAAAAGTCAAGTTTTTGAGATAGCAACCAAAGCGAAACAAAATTTTAACACAAAATCAAGAAAAATTGATTTGAAAAATCAACTTTTCCAAATAGCAACAAAACAAGAACCGTTTAGCAAATTCGTTTGTTTAGACGAAAAACCATATAAACAAATCTCAACAGAGTATATAATGAACCCCTCCCCCGCCCTCCCCTTCGGTTTGGAAAAGTCAGTCTCGGTCTTGGATGGACTGGAAATGGTGGAACTTGTCAGTTCCCAGCGTATTCAGGCAGTCCTGAAAAGCGACCTACTGCTGATTGTCTGGGACAAGCAGGAGGAAACTGGATATGAGAATGAGAGGCAACAGATTTTGGATTATAACAAGAAATACAACAAAAAGTTGGGTGGAATTGTGGTGAAGTATAAGATGGCGAAGCACAAGTGGGGCAGGGCATTCCCCGAGAAGTCGCTCGGACTATCGTCTTTGAGGAGGGCAACCCGCAACAGTTTGATTGACGGAGTTTATTATGATTTTGATTTGAAGAACGCTCAACCCGAAATTATTCGCAATCTATGCGAGAGCAACTCCATCCCTTGTCCGATTATCAAGAGGTATTGCTCTGACAGGGCGGGACTGTTGAAGGAAGTCCAAGATGCCTATCAAGTCAGTCGGGACACTGCGAAAGACCTCTTCATCCGATGCTGTTTTAACGGTTCGTTTGTCGGTTGGACGATTGACAACAAGATTGCTAACCGCACTCCGTTAGAGTTCATCACTCTGTTTGAGAGGGAACTCAAAGATATTGCCGAGAGGGCGAAGAAGGCGAACCCCTCCCTGTATGAAACTGCCAGAAAGAAGAAGACTGACAGTGGCAAGACAGGTGAGAAGGATATTATGGGGTCGTTCTTCGCCCTCTTCAACCAAGAGTATGAGAAACGGATTGTAGAGAAGGTCATCTGCTACTTGACGAACAATACCGATTTGATGAAATTGGAGGGAACCAAGTTGATTACTGGTGCGTATGAGTATGACGGATTGAAACTCCTCAAAGCGAATGTGGATAAATTTGAGGGCGGAGTTGAGGGGGTCGTTCAGATGCTGATGGAGAAGACGCTGGAACTGACTGGGTTCAAATTGGAGTGGGCGAACAAGGAATATGAGGATATGCTGGATTTGACTGAATGGATGGATGCGGTCGCCGAGGAGAATAAATTGGATGAGAAACTGGTCGCCGTCTATACCGATATTTCAAGGGCGATGACTTATGCCGATGTCGGTATTTGCGAGATTGTTATGAAGATTATGCCGAACCACTTTGTCTATTCCGTTAGTAAAGATGACGGAAGCAAGGGCGACTGGTATGGATGGAACGGAAATCGCTGGGAGAGGGGCGATGCTCCGCTCCGCCGAGCAATCATATACGAAGTGGAGAAGCATTTCCGAGAGAAGTTGAAGGACTGGGAGTTTGAGGATACCGATACCAATCCGAATGCCGAGATGTGGAAGAAGGCGACCAGTATTATTGATGGTCTGGTTCTGAAACTCAACACTGCGAACGGTATCAGCAATATCGTTTCGGTCGGCAAGACGCTGATGGCGAATTACGAGTTGGAGTTTGATAACAAGGAAGACCTCTTCGGATGCGAGAATGGTGTGATTGACATTGCGAATGAATGCTTCCGCCCCTACAAATTTGATGACTATATGACTTGGTCTTGCGGATACAACTTCACACCAAATTTGATTGAGGGGTTCAAGATACTGGATGCCGAGGGGAATGTCAAGACAGTCGGAGGGGCGGATGTGGAAACGGAACGAACCCAATACAAGACGCTGGAAGACATCTACAAAAAAATCCATCCTGACGCAGAACTCCGCAACTACTTCTTCAAAGTCCTCGGGACTGGAATGTCAGGCAGGGCAATTGAGAAATTCTTCGTCTTTAACGGAGCGGGGAGGAACGGCAAGGGATTTACCAATGAGTTCTTGGAGGTCGTTTTCGGGGACTATTTCGTCAGCGTCAGTCCAATCATCTTCACCGAAAATCAGAAGAACAAGAATAGTTCGGGACCGAACCCCGAGATTGCCAAGTTGGATAAGAAGCGGTATGTGATGGCGAAGGAACCCGCCAAAGACCAACCCCTCCACAATTCCGTTATCAAGGATTTGACGGGTGGCGGTTTCACAAGTGCGAGGATGTGCCACAGCAACAAGACCAAAGTCAAACTCTGTATGACTGCGATATTGGAGACCAATGACAAACCGCCGTTCAGTGAGGCACCCAAAGACGCCGATATTGAAAGGATTAACGATATACTGTTCGGTTCCCGCTTCACTGGCGATGAAACGGAATGGGACGAGAAGGCGAATGTCTATCCGTTAGATGTCAAGTTGAAGTCAGTCGTTTGGAAGGACGAGCATAAGAATGCGATGTTGAATATCCTGCTGGCGAACTTGCTCGCTGTCAAGGAAAAGAATTATAATGTGGATGCTTTCAAACCCGAGAGCGTCAAGAAGCGGTCGCTGGAATACCTCCAAAACTCATACGATATCCACAATATCTTCACCCAATTGTTTGAGAAGAGGATTGACGGAGTGGAGTATATCAATCACAAGAGGGAACCCAGTGAGGACGATTGGTCGCTTCCCAAGATTGCTTCCGCCATCAAGAACTCGCCAGAATTCTATGCCTTGTCCGCATCCAAGAAGAAGGAATATTCCGCCAAGGGCGTCATTGAGGACTTCTTCCGAACAAATAAGATTTATAAATCCAGTGTATATAATGACACACACAATAAGCAGTGGAAGATGCGGGGATGGGGACAGAGATTGGTTAATTGGGGGGAGGAGGAGGAATAAAGGTAAGTCTGGTAGTTGGCAGTTGTTTGTATATATTTTTTATATGAAAAGTCAAGGAACAAGCAGTTCTGCGGAAACTGCGGAAAAAGCGGAAGGTTTTGAATTTAATTCCCGTATCAGGAAGTCCTTCCTACCAAGTGCCGGTAGTTGGTAGTTGCCAATCTGACCCCCCCTAACAAAAACTGGAACGACCCGTTTTTTCCGCAAACTCCGCAATTCCACCAAATTTAATGGGAACTTGGCACTTGGCGAACTACCAGAACTACCAGAACTACCAGAATATAAAAAAAAATTGAAATGATTTTTCAAGGGAAATCGGGGGCAGTAAATTATAAGATGTGCCTAACTAATTGTGGAAAGGAATGCCCTCATTTGCCTCCGAAGAAGGACTGCGGTCATCATTGGGAATGTGGATGCGACAAGATATGGTGCGAAGAATGTTTATTGGATGGAGAGAATAAGTTTTGTGAAGACGAGAGTTGCTGTGGGTTCTATTGGTTCCGCAATGATAATTGTGATTGTGATGGATTTAAATGCGGATATTGTAATCCAGTTCTCGTATGTAAGTTGTGTAATGATGGCGAGGTTGCGGGTGGATAAAATGTGTCGGAAAACTTAACAGTTTTGTGTTAGGAACAAAGAAAATTGAAATGAATTTTAATGGGAACAATAAGGAAGCATTCAAGCAAACAAAGCAAGTAAAACTATCTAAAATGGCGTTTCAGGCGTTTCAGTATATGAATGACTTTCTGGTCGGGGAGTTGTGTAGGGTGGCGAAGTCGGAGGCGGACAGTTTTGATGATAACATCAAGGCGAGCGAGGAGTTGAAATTGGAGGCGATTATGCTCTTGACAACAGAGGGGAAGGTGGAGCAGATTGATATGACGATTGATGCTCTGTCGGGTATGATTAATAACCACAAAATTAATAAGCAGTTCTGGTTGGCGATTTCCAAGAGGAACTGGAAGTTGCTTATCCCTATCAGGAAGAAGTATAGGGAGAGTTGCGATGCCCTGATGGAGATGGGAGAGGTATTGGTCGGAAAGGGGTATTTGCCCGAGAGTAAGTATTTACAGAATGCGGACGACTTCAAGGAGAACTTGGGGAATATGGACGCCGTCCTCAGTCGCTGTGAGAAGGCATTTGGACTGGTTTTGTAAGGTAGGGAATTTAGGAACAAGTTTAGAGATTAATTAATATTAACATTATAGAATTTTTTTATCTCTACCTTAATTATATAATGAGAATTGAGTGTAAGGACGAAGAAGAGTTGAGACGATTGAAGGACAAGGCAATGAAGTGTAAGGTGATTGCCCTCCACAAGATTGGTAAGAACCCGCTGATGAACCCCTCGGGTATGATGACAAGCGAGAAGAAGGATTTACTGAAACTCATTCAAGAATGGTTTGAAAAGGATGATGCCGAAATTGAACCCCTCTTTAACGAAATCACTTGCGAGAGAATACTCCAATCCCAAGCGGAAATAGAGAACTACCATATCAACCCCTATCTGAAAGGCGGAGATTTAGAACCCCCCGAATTGAAGAGGAATGAACCGCCCGATTGGAAGGATATGGCACCAATTTGAGTTTTTTATTATCTGTGTATAATAGTATAGATAATGAGCGGACAACCGACCAACAAACCCCGAGATGCCGAGCGATTTAGGAAGGAATATCTGAAATCCCTCAACCAGCAAGTCCGCAATGACGAGAAAAACTTGCGAGCGAATATGCTCTTCATCAAGACGCAAACCCCCCAGCAACCTCTGGATACGAGGAGTGTAGAGGAGCGTCTGATGGATAAGGAGGCACTGAAACCCGAGATAAGGTCGCAACTCCTCGCCCTGATGGATGGAGGCGAAGCGGAGAAGGTAGTTCAGAATGCGAGCGAGGCACAACTGACGGCGATGGTAAATGCTATGCCATATTTGGTGGCGACTTTGAAACCCAAGTTCCAGATGGGAATGTTTGCGGACGCCTTCCTTGCGTATGTGAATAAGTATATTGAGAGCGAGAGCAGGATAGGGATTGAGAGCGAGAAGATGATGATGAAGGAGGATGTCGCTCCCCTCTTGGATGCCCTCCAAAGGATGACGATAATCAGCGATAGTATGAAGAGTGCTTTGACGAGCAGTTTTAGCGATTTGGAGCAACTACTTCCTTCCCAACAGGATTTGGAGATGGTGAATAGCGAGCAGGACGCTCTGTTGAGGCAGTTCGGACTGGATAAGATTGATGAGGCGTATCAGGATATTCCGAACAAGGACGATTTCTACCAAGAACTGGACGATATTATGAATAGGGAAATGAACGGCGATGTTCGGGGATTTAATGACGGATTGAAGCGTCTCGGTCAGATGGTGGATGGAGCGGTTGTGTCCGCCCAATTGATGCCCGACCTTTTGATGGCGGAAGTCGTCAGCGATTACATCCCTTTTGATACAGCAAGGGGAATGAAGAAACCCGAACTCCAAGTCTATATGAGTAAAATATGGAGTAGGATTGGGGACGAATTGTCAGAGCAGGGATTTTCTAATCCATCAAGTAGGACGAAGCAGGAAATACTGGTCGTATTGTCAGAGGCAGATGAATTAATTCGTCAGCGTCTATTGGGTGGTGATATGGAAACCCCTCTTGCTCCTTCCCTTGCTGTCCCCCGAATGAGTTTGCGGTCGGATGTCTCCCTACCCGAAGCACAGGCACTCCCCGAGGGTGCTGGAATTAAACGCAGGACTGGAAGGGGTATTCGGACTGGGAAACCCCGAGCGACTGAATTGAAGGACACTGATATTGATTGGAATTCGGGTGTGCTTGTGCCGAAAGTGCCGAAGTATGTCCCTCTGGGAAGGTATGTCATTCACAAGGAGAAATTGAAGGATAATATTGTTAGTTTGAAAACTCCGAGCGGACAGTGCCTGCCCGATTTCAAAATGATACGAGTGAATGACAGGGTCGGCGGTGCTTTGAGGACAGTCATTTCTGGCGGGCGATTGTCTTACGAGCAGATTGGAAGTCTGGACGATAATGAGAGAAAGTATCTTTCTATGCTGGCGTCCAAGAGCGGACTGGGTGAGCGTCTGGATGTCCCTGCCCCCGACAAGAAGAAGGACGACCAAGATATTAACCAGTTTGAAATTATGAGGGGTCAGATTATGGCGGGGAATGACAGCGAAGTGCTTATCAAGGATTTCAAGAAGATGATTGTCAAGTTGCGGGAGAAGGATTTACTGCCGAAACGCCAAGCGAGCGATATGTTATTGGAATTGGCAAAGGAGGGTTATTAATTTTCTCTATATATCATATAAGATGAATGGTGGTTTTGACCCAGTAGTTGTTGCTCCGAGTTTATGGAAAGTTCAGACACAAACCCAACAGATACCATTTCGTTTTGGTGGGTCGCAAGTCCCTGCCAATTTAGGAAGTCGGGGAAGTGGTATGATGAAGATTAATCGCCCGCCAAATGTCCCTCGTCCATTTGCGAAGGGTGAAGGTGTGAAGCGTAAGATGGATGGTAGTATGACAGGAAGTTTGAATAGGGCAGAACCGACTGATATGGATAGGGCGATGCTAATGGAAAGATTTGATAACATTAGGGGGCATTTAGAGAAAACGGTTGCTGGAAGGGCAAGGATTGGAAGGTGGGAACAGGCAAGGGTTGATATTGTTCCGCTTATTCAGGGTGCTACTACTTTCAGCAGGTTGGCGAGTGTGGAAGATGTAATCAATCAGTTCAGGACTAAAATGCTTGGAGTTTTTGATTTACTGGATATCTATGAAGATTGAATATAATACAAAATTAAAATCTCATCTTAATTTATAAGATGAGACCTATCGTATTGAGTAGTAGCAACATAGTAGGAACTGGAAATAATGTCCTCACATATAACTTACCTACATCAGCAACTTTTAGGAATGACTATGTAGCAGTGGCGAGTATCGCTATGTATTACAGTTGGTTCAACATCAGTTCCGCACTGGGGAACAATACATTTTCTTACAGATGGGACAGTGTTGGTGGAACGACTGACATCACAATCCCTGATGGACTATATGAGGTTAGCACACTGAATGATTTTTTACAGTCCGAGTTCATTAAAAACGGTCATTATCTGGTAGAAAACGCAACCCAACAGAATGTATATTTCGGAGAGTTTATTATAAATCCCGCCCAGTATGTAGTTCAGATTAATACATATTCTATTCCTACTGCTGTCCCTGTTGGATACACTGCGGGAACACCTCTTACTTTCCCCCGAACTACTCTTCAAACGCTCGGAATTACGCTTGGGTCAGGTTTAGGAACTCTTCTTGGATTTACGGGTGGAAGTTTGACGATTAATCCTGTCCTTGCTCTTCCGCAATTTACCCAAGAGAGTTTTCAGTCAAATACATCTCCGAACATCCAACCGAACTCTACTGTTCTGATTAGTGTGGATGGAGTTGATAATCCATATGCTTCTCCTACTGGTATCATTTACGCATTTAGTCCGAATGTCGGAATTGGCGAGATTGTCATTGAGAAACCTCCACAGTTGTGTTGGGTGAAGATTAGAGAGGGTCAGACTACGCAATTGACAGTCCGACTTCTTGGTTCCTCTAATAATTCCCCACTTCAAATCCAAGACCCCGCTATGACAATCATTTTAGCAATTGCTGACGAACAGGAGGCACTCGGATTTCAGAGGGTTCGGTAAGCGGTGATTGCGGAAAAAGCGGAGGGTTTTGAAATTATTTCCCGTATAAGGCAATCCTTCCTACCATCTGACGGCACTTGGTAGTTGGCATTTAGATACCCCCCGACCTTTATAGAACCACCCCCGTTTTTTCCGCAAACCCCCGCAAACTTTTATCTCTTCCTTAATTATACAATGAATAATCCGAATGATTTAGGCGAACAGCAACTCAACCGAATATATGACGACCTCTCCAAGGAACAGATGCGACTGATGACAGAGTTTAAGAATACTGACGACAAGACAAAGGGGATTGACATCCAGAAACAACTGACCCTTCTGAATACGATAACCATCAATATCCTCCGCTTCCGCAATTTAAGGAAACAGATAGTGGAAAAAAATAATATGTAGTCATATAGTATAAAATGCCGTCAAAGATGTATTTCAAATGTGGAGGAGGTCTTTCAGTCCCTCGTCATAATGTTAGAGGAAAATCGTCTTGTTGTTCTATGGGATGCGGGGTAATGACAGGATGCGGGGCGGGAGGCGTCCTTCTCCAAAAGGGAGGAGTAGGGTCTGCGTCATCCTATTCCAGTTTAGGCGAATATAAGGATACAACAGGGATGGGGATAGGACAACCAAAGATGGGTCGGGGTTTAGCGAATTCCCAGACTTTGGCGGGATTGACGCCCGTCCGCCAGAAGAAACCCAAGAACATTCGTTTTGACCTTTGAGAAATGTAATTTGTAAGATTTTTTATCTCATCATATGATATAAAAAATGTCCTGTGATAAACTCGTTTTTGACCTTTCGCAAGAGATTGAGGGTTCGCCCGCCGTTTTCGTTAAGAAGGACTGGGTTTCCATTCTTGACAATCAGAACGGGATTTACTCGTCCAATCAGTGTGTGATTGACACCTCGCAGTTGTCTAACTCTAACAAGTATATGTCTTACAGGGAGGCGTATCTGAATGTCCCCCTTCTCCTTACGGCGGTCAGTGATAACGCCGCCGCCACCACTTTCATCCCTGCCGCCACTGGTTCCTCGGCGGATTACGCTTTCGGATTGAAGAACTGGTTCGGTTCCGTTATCCACTCTATTACCCTTGACTATAACGGAACGACTATCGTCCAGCAGACGCCGTTCATCAATATGTGGAACTCTTTCAAGTTGATGACGACCCTGTCTTGGGGAGATGTAGCGACAATTGGTGCGACCATTGGTTTCTACCCTGACGACCCGCTATCTTTTGGTTTTTTCCCCACTGCTACCACTTTTGGAAGTGGAACTTGTAATAACTTTGTTGGTGCGACTATCCCCGCTGCCTCCCAGACGGCAACTCTCTTCAACAACTACAAGTCGGGTTCTTCCAATCTTGGTCTGACGAGGCGTATCCAGTTCATCAATTATGACACTGGTGCGAGGACTGGTGATACTTCTGCTACTGGAACTTTTAATGACTTGCTTACTACCGACCGAACGAAGGATTTGTGGAAGTCGTATGTGCTTACGAAGACGACCTCCGCAACCACTTCTGGGGCGGGTGGATGCTTCCAGATTGCTATCTCGGCGACTATCTACCTCAAACACCTCCACTCCTTCTTTCAGCAGGCACCTCTATTGAAGGGTGTGTTTATGAAGATTACGCTCGCTCTGAATAACTCCACTGTCAGATATACGAGGTCTGCCGCCGCCGCTGGAACGATGACGCTCGTTTCGTCTTCTACTCCTGTTGGTGGTATTTGCCCGATTATGGTCGCTGCCACTCCTACCAACTCTGGTGGAAATAATATTGGTTCTACTGCTGCGGATATGAGGGTCAATCTGTCAGTTGGAAAGACTTGTCTTGACAGCACTCTGAAAGCATCAGGAACAGGTCTCAACACAGTTCAGGAGAGTTCCTACCCTAATATCCAACTCTATGTTCCCGCTTACACTTTCAACCCGTCCTTTGAGAGTGCCTACCTGTCGTCCCCTGTCAAGACGATTAAATATACGGATGTGTATCAGTATCAGGTTCTCGGAGTTGTGGCGGCGGCGAACTTCAACAATCTTATTACGAACGGCATTGCGGGTCTGAAATCCATCCTTATTCTTCCGTTCTTCTCTTCGTCCAGTGCGGGTGTTGATAGTGCTGTTTCTCCTTATATGTCCCCGTTTGACCCCGCAGGTGCGGGACCGACATCTCCTCTCTGCCACCTTACCAATTTCAATGTGGTTGTTTCGGGACAGAATATGCTCTACAACACCCAGCGTTATACCTACGAGCAGTTCAACAACCAGTTGCTCGGAGTTAATGCCGTCAATGGTGGTCTTACGGATGGTCTTACTTCCTCCCTCATTGACAGTCAGGGATTTGAGATGGAGTATTGCTACTACTATGTGGATGTGTCTCGTATGCTCCCTGTTGAGGAAACTGTTCCCAAGTCAGTCCAGATTATCGGAAAGTCGCAGTCTTCCAAGGCACTTGATTTGTTCGTCTTCTGCGAGTATGGATGCTCGGTGTCTATTGATGTGCTGACGGGTGCGAGGGTCTAATTAAGTGAGGCACTCCTTTTAGAACCAAGCATTTAGGCGTTATCTCTTTTTTAACCATTTTCCATTATATTTTCTCCATATAGAATATAATGAAAGTATCTGCGAAAGACGCAATTGCCGAAGCGAAGAGGCGAGGCATTTATGACGCTGGGACTGGCGAGGTTGATGTAGGCAAGGCGATGAGTGAGTTGATGAAGATTGGAATTAGTGTCCCCTCTGCGAAGGTATTGTCAAGGTTGAGAAACGGACACAAGGTCAGGGTCGGAAAGGGTTTAGGACAGTTGGTCGTCCATCCGAGCAAGTATGATGCTATGGAGCGGACATTCCACAAGGGCAAGAATATGACAATCTCTCTGTCCCCCGAGGAACTTATGGCGAATAGGGAGATTGGCGGTGAAGGTATCTTCGGTCCGGGTTTTGACAATTTTTTGAAGAAGATTGGAATTAAGAAGCAGGTGTATGCTTTTGGTGATAAGATAAAAGGTCCAGTAAAGAAGGCGATTAATGCTTTTGTTGATAAAGCACCCGCTGCCCTTGGTGCTGCGGGTGCCGCCCTCGCTACCGCTGTCGGACAACCCCAACTTGCTCCTCTTGCGATTGCTGCGGGTAAGAAAATCGGAGAGAAGGCGAGGAACTACACAAAGAAGCATCTTACGGGAAAGAAGGGTTATCTTGATGACCCCGAGAGTTATCAGAAGAACCCGAAGAAGTTGGGAGATTTTAGGGGAGTTGGAATGACACCCGCTGGTTATGAGAAGGAATTTGCCCCAGACGGGGTGTCTTACAGGTTCAGGAAGGTGGGGATGGGAATGGGCGGTGATGGACTTTATGCGAGTGTGAGGGGAAGGGGAATGATTGGTTGCGGACACCCTGCTCTGATGTCCCAACCTTACGACCAGTCCTTCCATCAGAGGTATCAGTTGAGTGGAAATGGGTTGTATGTGTAAATTAATTTCTTTCTTAATAATATAGAATGTCCCTCACCGATACGCAATTGAAGGAACTGGCGAAGAAGATGGGGTTTAATTTAGAGAGTGTTTGTTTTAAGGATGAACTGCCTTACAAGGTAAAGACCAATACCTCCTATATAATCAACTTGGAGAATGAGTTTGACGAAAATGGCGAACCAAATTCTGGAACGCATTGGTGTTGCTTCCAAGTGAATAAGTATCCGAATGGGAAGGTGGAACCCATCTACTTTGACCCATATGGAATGCCTCCCCCCGAGATTGTCAAGAAGACAGTGGAGCGGTCATTCGGTCAGAAGTTGCCTTTTTGCGAAAAGGACATCCAGTCGCTGATGAATAACGCTTGTGGTTGGTATTGCTGTGCCTTCCTCCATTTTATTAACGCCAGTCAGTATCGCACTAATGATTTGTATCAGGATGTCGGAACATTCTTGGAGATGTTTGATGATTTGAATAAGAGCATTGATTTCAAGAAGAATGAATATATACTGAAACATTTCTTCCAATCTCCTGATATAAAGAGGGATATTGAGGTTGGTCTTCAACCAGCGGAGATTATGAGCGATGATACTGGTGGGGCAATTGATATGGGTAAGGTCTAATGCGGGGTCTTGCGGAAAAAACGGGGTCAAGTCGGCAAAGGTCAGAGGGGGTCGGACTGCCAACTACCAAGTGCCGTCAGATGGTAGGAACGATTGCCTCATACGGGAACAAATTTCAAAACCCTCCGCATTTTCCGCAATCACCGCTATAAATTAAAAACTAATCCTATACTATATGGATAGCGATATCAAAGAAGTCCAAAGGAAAGCAAGAAAATATTTAGGGAAGGAAGTCCAACCCTCCACCCGTAAGGGTAAGAAGTTTATGGTATATGATGAGAACAATTTCAAGTGGGTTCATTTCGGACAAAAGGGAGCAGAAGATTTCACCGCCCACAAAGACCCAGAGCGAAGACGCAGGTATTTATTGCGAGCATATAATATCAAAGGCAATTGGCGAGATAATCCTTATTCACCAAACAATCTATCAATTAATATTCTATGGTAATATATAATGGAAGCAGATTATGTTATTCAGAGTGTTGTATTCAAGCAACCCAAATTCACAGTCGCAGAAGCAAAGAAATGGTTGAAGGCACATAACTACTCGGTAAGCAATGTGGATAGGACAGCGAATATGTTGAGGTTTAGACAAATGACGCCGAAGAAAGTGGAGCGATATGGTTTTACTGAATATCGGACAAAGGAGTTGGGACGCAGTGGAATTTCTCTGATAATTGCCTACAAGAAGAGCATAGAAGGGGGCAGTCTTTCCAACACCTTCCGAAATATTTGGAATAGAATAAGGGGAAGACATCAGGCGGTGGTAGTTCCATTCGCAGAAGTAGCACTCCCTACTACTCCAATCGTTAGCTCATTTTTTCCGAATGTCGGCGACAATAATGAAGTAGTTCCAATGGCGGAAACAGATGCTGAACCAGTCCGACCAACAGCAAGGGCATCCCTCGCACCTGATGATGTGGAAGAATACTATACACCTATTGTCAAAAGAGAAGAAGCAGAAATAATGAAGCGATTGAAAAAGGCAACCAATTTCTATAATGTGGCAAGGTCTAATTTAATACAAGCAAGAGTTTTTTTCGGTGATGTGAGTTCCCAAGCAATTCAGGCAGAAGATTTTGCCGATAGGCGTTATGCGGAAATGGAAGTAATCAGAAGTGAATTGGCAGACCATAGGCGAAGAGCGAGTTTTCTCCCTATAAGAAACAGACCAGCAGTAGAAAGCGAAAGGTGGGAGTTTTACAGAGAAGCAAACTTCCCAAGATATGAAATGTATAGAAATCTGCCGATGGAAGATAGACCTGTCGGGCAAGCACAAATAATGCCAATGGTGGATATGGATACATCCGAAAAACCCGAGCAATACAACCTATCCACATTTGGAAATAGAGAAGCGGAGCGATTGGCGGAAGCAGAGCGGGTTTATAATGAAACGATGCGAGAAGAAATTGAAAAACAGGGAATGTCAGGACAAGACCAACCAAGAGGCAGTGGGATTTATATGAAGGGGTTTGGAAGAATGATGGGTGGTAGAATAAAGCGTAAAGCAGAGGATTTTCTTGGTGATGAAGAAGAAGAACCAGACCCTGCTATTGAACCCGACCCAGAGGATGATGATGAGGATGATGAGGAGGACGATGATGTAGAAGAATACAATGCGTATGTAGAATTGATTATTGAAGATATAAAAGATGTGGAAAATTTCTTATGGTCGGATTTGAATAGAATAGACGCCGGTTTATTAGCGGTGCCAAATAAAGAAGCAACTATTCAGAATATATTTTCTAAAATAGATAACTTTGATAGGATTAAAGCAGAGTTGGTAGAAATTATGGATGAAAATCAAACTATGGAAGTCGCCGAATTGGTAAAAGATTATCTTATGGAGTATATTGAACTCAACAGACCCTATGTAGATATCACCGATTGGAATGGCGGAGAGTTTTTACCATATATATGAAAAACCATATAAATAATTCAGAAGATAACAAGGAATGGAAGGGATGGATTTCAAGAAATTGTGCGAACAACAGCAGGAATTGAGTATTGCGTATATGTATCAACAGAGAGCGAAGAAGAAGGAATATGCGAAGAATTACAAACCCTACACTTGTGTCCTTTGTGGAAGTAAGAAATTCGGATTTGGAAACAACCCCGCTCCGTTATGTGTGGGTGGTCGGTGCTGTGATGACTGTAATAAGAAGTCAGTCATTCCTGCGAGGTTGGAAGAACTCTGTCTGGGAAAATTAGAAAACCCCACAGTAGAAAAAAAAATTGAAATGGAAATGTGGCAGGAAACTTATCACACACCATAAAAAATTGAATACCAAAAAGCAGATGAGGGAGATGTGGAAGGAGATGAAGAGAGAAGTAAAGAAGAGGGAAAAGAAAGTTTGGAAGACTGGAAATCTGCGACATTATGGAAGGGATAAGAAGTTTATCAACAGCATTGTTAGAAGTCCATTAAACTTCTTATACAATGGTTTCAAAGGTAAGGCAGATATTGCCAAGTTTGAGAAGCAGGGTTATAGTCTGCGTAGTTTAGATGATTTGAGAAAGTTCAATTGGGAGAAGCGTAAGGCGGAGGAGGCAAAGTATGTAGGATTGGACGCCCTCTTGGTCGGAACTCCGCTGTGCGAGGATGTGATTGGAGAGATAATGTCCTATCTTTAAACAAAAGTTAATATTATAACAGCAATTAAACAATAATTAAGATAAATAATCATATTATTCTTCATTTTCGTATATAAAGACTTAATAAAATTAATTTTATTAAGTCTTTATCATCTTTTTTATCATATTATATGATTATTTATCTTAATAATCATATAATCCTTGTTATAATCTTAATATTCGGTTTATGGATTTCCGAATAATGCCATTACAGGCATTCCTTCATCTATAAGTTCTTCACCTATATCATCATTCCAATTATTTATTGTTGGTATTTCTTCAATATCAGTTTCATCTCCTTCGTCAGTTCCAGCAGACAATTCTTCCAAGTAATCCAATACCAATTGTCTTAACTGAACCACATCTACTAACCTTTCTATTTGATTACTCAAATCACCTGTGATATAATCATACCTTGCCTGTAATATATTCCTCCTATCATCTGTCAAACCACCCGCATCTAATCTATCTCTAACGAGAGTTCTTACTCTACCAAACGCTATTTCTATTTCATCTTCTGTCGGATATTGGACGGCGGGTGTATTTGGTGTTGCCACAACTCCACCCTTTATCCTCGCAAACCCCTTCATATAAATCCCCTTTCCAATCTGACGGTTCTTGCCTAACCTATTCAAGACATCTCCACTGTGTTCCGTTAGAGGGTTGTAGGTCTGTGCTTTGATATTCACATCCCTCTTGGATTTCCTTGCGAAGGGGTTCAATCCCGATACCACATCCCTATCACTCCGCACATCAAATTGGTTCTTGTTCCTATTACTTTCAAATGGTCGGGTCGCCTTGTTGAGTGTTATGATTTCCTTGCTCCTTCCACCGAGTAATTCACTTTGAAGTCCGCCCTGCGAATGACCGATTGTGCTGACATTACTCGCACCATATTTCTTCTCTGTCCGTCTCTGGACTTTCTCCGCCTCCTTATAACGAGGGGTTAGTTTGTATGCCTCCTTCCCTCCGAGAGCATAAACAGCATTGTTTCCCCAATCCATAATCCCCGCTGTTCCTCGGTGTGCTACAACAACTTGTCCCGATTTCGGATTACGATAGACCTTACTGGTTCCACTGGATAACTCTTTGTCTAAAACAAAGTCGCCGACCTTCTTCTTCCTCGGGTCATATGATGCGTCCAGTAATCCTTTCAAATTCTGTGTGGATAATTTACCTCCTTCCATATAGCATATACATATATAATTTATTTCTTCTTGTCATTCTTCTTGTCATTGAAAATTGGTTTTTTTGGGTAAGTGGGTGGTTTTCCATCTTTCTTCAATATGAAATTTGAATACCATTCTTGGTCTGATTGCGGATATCCCTTTTCCAATTCCTGAAAAATAGTCAATCTGTTTAGTGGGTTTTTGAAAGGTGCTTGTCGCACATTTTCCTCTGTATATCCCTCATACCCCCCACCCTGTATTCTACTGACTGCCTGATTAGTATATCCCCGAACAAATGGACGAGGCATCTGGGCGGTCGCAGTTGTTGTCTGTGCTGAACTGTCTAATGCTTGGTGATACATATACGATAGATACAGATAATTATTTTCTATAAACTCTTGCTAAACGACCTACTCTCATACCAAAACCCTCAAAATTAAATACATCATCTGGTGATGGGGGAGTTGGTGGTCTTCGTCCTGCTGGTCGCCTCTGAACTGGCGGAGGTGCTGATGCTTGCTGACGAGGTGGCGTTCCCGCAACTGATGGAGGGGGCGGGGTAGGTGGAGGTGTTCCTATGTAAAAACCAGCATCTGGATTAGCAGTCGCCATACGCTGTTCTACCATTCGCCTATTTGCTCGTCTTTGTGCGTCCTCTTGTTGTCGTCTCATAATCTGACGCTGTCGGTCTTCCTGCTCTCTGATATAAGCATTGCCCGCCAAATCAGACAAATACATTTCCATAGGAACTGGGCGACCACCTAATTGTAATATGTTTATTCCATCGGATGGATTTTGGGGCATCAAGTTCATAGCAACAAGATAATCTCTGGTTCGCCGTTCTCTATCAGCATTAATCGCTTGCCTGTGAAACGCTCCAAGTGCCAACCTATCTTCCATAGATGGATATATTTGTTGCTGTGGAGTTCTGGGTCGTCCAACTGGGAGAGCAGGTTGTCCTAACATTAATCTTTCCATCTGTGTAGATGGTGTTAGAGGTGGCGTATTCTGTGGAAGAGCAGGGGGAGAATATGGTGGTGGAGTTCCCGCTGGGTTTAACCGTCTTCGGTTTCGCATATTTTCCATATCGCCCTCTTCTTGTGATGGTATTGGAGAGGGAGCAGGTGGTCGGTCATATTCACCAATTCTATCTCGTTTAGTTCCTCTCGGAGGCATTTATATATATACACATTATTTTTTCATCATTGAATAGAGCAATATGATAAAGATTAGTTCAATCATCTATATCATATGTAGAGAAAACTTTATATCACTTTACAAGGGAACATCTTCCAAATCAAT